GGTGTACAATCTGGCCGCCCAAAGCCACGTAGGTGTCAGCTTTAAGTCGCCAGGGAGCACCTCATATACGAACGCAATTGGGGTGTTGAATATTTTGGAGGCTTGCCGTAATGCCAATGCCAAACCAAAGTTTTACCAGGCCGCAACATCGGAGATGTTCGGTAAGGTGCAGCAGGTGCCCCAGGTGGAATCGACGCCTTTCTATCCGCGTAGTCCGTATGGTGTCGCCAAGCTTTTTGGGTATTGGTTGACGATCAACTACCGGGAAAGCTACGACCTCTTCGGTTGTAATGGCATCCTCTTTAACCACGAATCACCACTGCGTGGAGAGGAGTTCGTCACCCGTAAGATCACCAAAGCTGTCGGTCAGATCTGGAAGGGACGCCAGGAATATGTCGAGCTAGGAAACCTGGATGCAAAACGGGACTGGGGTCATGCTCGCGATTACGTGGAAGCAATGTATCTCATGCTCCAGCAAGATGAGCCGGACGACTATGTGATCGCGACTGGTCAACAAACAAGTGTGCGTACCTTCTGTGAGATGGCCTTTGAGAAAGCTGGTCTTCCCATCGAATGGGATGGAGAAGGTGTCGATGAAGTTGGGTACTGCCGCAAGCTTGATCACGTTGTCATCCGAATCAACCCTGAGTACTACCGTCCCGCAGAAGTTGATTCTCTGCTCGGTGACTCCAGCTATGCACAGAAGAAGCTGGGGTGGAAACTAAATTCCACCCTGGACAAACTGGTGGAAGAGATGGTGGCCTACGACATCAGTAAGGCTTCCTGAAGACGGCCCTGGTGAAACTTCACAATATCGGGGTGGGGAACCACCTCTTTTTTGTGGATGATCTTGGCATGCAAGGTGGGATCTGCAATCACCTCGTAACCATTGCTACGGATGCCAGCGCAAAACTCCCAGTGCTCAACACCATCAATCACTGCCCACTCAACGCCATCCTCACAGTCCATAGCCTCAGCTTTGACCATGGCAATCGAACCAAATGCACTGTTACAACTGACTGCTTCTCCCCTGTCCCAGAGCATGCGGTCCTCCGTATGTAAGAAGGGGTTAGCAGCAAACGTCAGGCACTGCTTGTCGTCTCGATCTTTGAGAGACCAGCTATCAAAATAAGAAGGACGGTCGGTATCCTCTACGTAATCACGTACGTTTTGAACGGTGTTGGGTGAGACCATACCCCATGTAGGGTTGGCGTCCAGGACTTCGACCATGTCAAGAATTAAATCTGGCTCCCAGTGCACGTCACTGTCGGCAACCAACAGGTAATCAAAGTTGTAGTAAGTGTTAAGGGGTTGGAGTGCCAGGTTTCGGTAACGGGCTTGGTACTTGACGCGCTCTAGGGAAGAGACACTACCCCACTTGGGAGCCTCAATGTTTTCGGACAATAAGATTCCTTTGCGCGTGGAAAGCCAATCCATCAGGATATGTGGCGTTTCATCCACGGAATCATTCTCGAAAAAGCTGTAGACGCAACGAATCTTGTGAGCATGGAGCAACGTTTCCATTGCTTCGAACTGAGCTAGGGACCTATCGATGTAGTCTTCACTGTCCCGCCAGAGGGACAGGATGGCCACAATCTTGGAGTCCGTCATAGATCAATGCGTGTGTACGCAATGTTTTGTTCCTGTAATTTAGCCTCAAATTCGTCTGCTTCTACGGTTTCGACATCCTCGTAGGCAAGGTTGTTGAAACAACCAGTGCGGCAGTCGTCATCAAAGTCGTAATAGAAACGGGTCAAGTTGCGCATAAAACTAAGTCCCAAATTGATTTGTGTGAGACTAATTCTAAGATCAGCACTGTGGACAGAACAAGCATTGCCACGCGGCCGTTGACTCGTTCTGCGTACCAGATATGATCACCCATGTTGGTGTGCCACTTCCAGAACTTGAGGTCTGGACATTCCTCCCAGATGAATTGGAAGATTGCACCAAACATCCAGCTAAAGCAGGAGATGTATCCTTGCACTCCGTACCAGAACTTGTTCATTGGCGGGAAGCAACCTCGGTAAAAAAGATGTAAGCATCCATGCTAACTACCACGAGCATGGCGCCAAGAATGGCGGCGATTGCGTAGTTAAAATCATCCATCTTCCAAATCCTCATTTATGTGTTAAGCTAGCAGCAATATACAAAACCATCAATGGTTGCTAACATAAATCAAGGTGATCCTTGGATCGAGTCCAAGGAAAAGCAACCGGAGATGATGCGGGACCTTAACAGGACCGCAGCCAGAATTACGCTTAACGGACGTAGACATTACACCACGCCGTTACCTACTGGACCTGCGCCGTCCGTAACTACAATTATCAGTGAGACAGCTTCCGAAGCAAACAAACGGAAGCTTGAAATGTGGTCGAAAGCAAATCCAGGTGTCAAAGAACAAGCAGCCGAGCGGGGCACTGCCATTCACTATGGTATGGAGCAATACCTCAAAGGGAATAAGAACCCGGAGATCAAGGAAGAATACGCGGACTTTTGGGCCGGAATGCCATCCATTCTTGACCAGTTCCAGGAAGTTCTCTGGGCTGAATCTCCCGTTCTGGATAAGTTTGATTTCACTATTGGTGCTGATGACGTTGCCCGTGTCTGGGGTTGTGATGACGAGGGTCGTGCTTGGGCTGGGGCTCCTGACATTATTGCTGTTGCCAACAACAAACTAACGCTGGCTGACTTAAAAACCAGCGTCAAACCATACAGTCGTAAGTGGCCGAAAGATCTGGAGAAGGGGTCCCAGGAGTGGAGGGATCTGCTGGGGGGTCACATGAAATTTAAGAAGACCTGCAAACAGCTTGCGGCCTATGACATTGCTATTGAACAGACCCTGGGTATGAAGGTGCAGCAGGCTGCCATCCTGGTATCAACACCAGCTCGCACCCAGGTCTTTAAGATCTCCCGGAACTTTTTAAATATGCTCCGGGAGGATTGGTTCAAGATTGTGGACGAATACTACAAGCAGATTGAAAACTGCAACGTATACGATCCAGATCTTATCTAGATCACATCATGGTATTCATCATGCCCATTTTGTTTTCTCCACGGGCTTCGTTGAATGCCATTGCACGGTCGTCGCCTTCTTGCTGGCCTTCTTCCTTCTGATCCTTCAAGTTTTGAAGGAGCTGACCGAAGCGATCAAGAGAGAAATCTTCCATGTTTATAGTTGTATTTGAATTCATTATAACAAAATGATTCAAACACTATTCAAAGACATCATTGATGCCGTAATCAAATGGTGGAAACGTGTCTGGTTTGAGGCAAAATTAAAGGCCAGACTTGATATGATTGAGCTGGAAAATCGGATTGAATCCGAGTTAGAGCGTGAAATTGAACAACGCCCTATCTACTCAGAGAAGCCGATTGACCCTGAGCTTCAAACCGGTGAGTCTCAAAAACTTGGCGGTGAGATGCGTTTGACTGCGCCTTGGTACGATGAGTTGGAATCCAAACGGAAAGATGGAGAGTCGTAAGCGTCACGCATGGCAAGTCGCATGTGAGACAGCTGTTGTTACAAAGGAAGACGCTCTGCAGGTGTACCAAAGATTGATGCAGCAGTTCCAGGAATTGGATCCTGTTACTGAATTAAATGAGTCCAATAAGACTCGCTGATCTACCAAAAGATGTAATGGTCCATCTGGATTGGTCGCCGTAGGATAAAGAGACACTCAAACCAGCCCCACCCATGGACATCAATGTTCAGTCGGGTGAGTGGATAAATAGTCTCATGAGTCGCATGATGAGTGCGGCGGATGGGGACTGTTTTTATCTGCCCACTCTTATGCATCTGCATGCATTTCAGCTGGTAAAAGATACCTCCTTCCCGGAGCGAAACTTTAAAGTAGAGGTTGAGGAAAAAAGTAAGGCATGACGAATCGCAACGAGCAAGCACTCAAGCCAGGCGAAATCAACCTGGCTTACATTTCTATCGACTGGCCCCTCACACCGTTGGGTGCCAAGAAGGATCCGTATATCCAGGGTTGGCAGAACAAACCGTTTGGCGTACGTGAAATAGAAGAGGAGCTGACGACAGGTGAATGCAAAGCAATCGGCCTACTTAGCGGCCCTACCTACAATCATCCTTATGGTTTGGTTTGGGTTGATGTTGACGGACCAAGCGTCTATCAACTCATCGAAGAAATTAGTGGACTCCCCCTACAAGACGCGCTGCCTCCCACCCTTACCATCCTCAGCGGTAAAATCGGCCGGGAACGCAAGCTCTACAAATTAACCAGGGATAAACACAAGCACTTTGCTCGTAACAAGTACACCTGGCACGCAGAAGCAGATAAAGAAAAACTCGAAATTCTGTGGAAAAAGCACCAGGGTGTGCTGATGGGTCTCCATCCAGATACCGATGGTTACTTCACAGCAGAAGGCCAAGGTTTTGAATGGGCTGATGACCTGCCGGAATTCCCGGAATGGTTGCTGAATGCCATCATCAATAAAAACGTTCGGCACGGTACTCCGGCAAAGGAGCGCACCAGGGTGATTGGTCCTGGTTTTGCAATCAACTCGGAGGTGTCGCTAGAGCGTGACATCCAGCTGGCGACAGAAGCAACGTGGGGTTTGTTGGAAAAAAACCCTGAGGCTGCAGATGATTACGACATCTGGATCACCGTTGGTCAAACCCTCCATCAACTGGACGAATCACTCCTTGATGTATGGGATGAATGGTCCAAGCACTCCTCCAAATACAAAGAAGGTGAGTGCCACAGGCGGTGGCGTTCCTTCTCAAAAGGTGGTGGACGGGGTCTTGGTTCCTTGATTCATATCGCTAAAGAGAATGGTTGGAATCCTCCTCCTGACAATTCTCGTGCGATGAATGTTGATGATGAGACACTTGAGCACGTTTCGAAATTACTGGCTGAATTAGAGCAGGATCTTGCCATGCCCCTTGAAGTTGCTGAAGAAGTTTTAGAGTCCGCTCCTCTGTCGACTCCTTCGCAGCAACGGGAGTCCCGGCAAAGCAAGAAAGAAGGAAAAGACCAGCGTACGCGTAACCCTTCATCTGGTGAAATCACGGATGTGTTGTTGCAGGAGTATAGGGGGAACCTTCTGTACAGTCAGCCCCATGGCCAATTCTTTATGTATGCCAAAGAATCGCAAGGTCTTTGGTCTCCCCTCACCAAGGTCGAAGCATTAGGTGACATCCGCCATCGGTTGCAAGCATTGTCCCAAGGCAAGAATCCCTTCCTGCCAAGCGGCTTCACAAGCAATTTGATGAACGATGTATTCATGCAGTTGCAATCAGTGCTCGCCTTTGAGGAATGGTATGACGGCACAGATCTGCTGCTCTTTACCAATGGTGTGCTGAATATTGAGAGTAGGGAGCTACTTCCTTTTAACCGGGAACTGCACATGCTGCAGCAAATGCCGTACGCCTACAACCCTGCCGCAACTTGTGAAGACATTGTTAAATGGCTGAAGCACACGCAACACGACAGCTGGGAACGTACTCAGGTGCTGCGTGCATGGCTACGGGCCACACTCCTGGGGCGTTATGAGATCCAAAAGTTTGTGGAGATTGTGGGTCCTGGTAAGTCGGGTAAGTCCACCTACGCAAACCTGGCTGTAGCACTGGTCGGTAAAAGCAACACCTACTCCACGGACTTTGAAAACCTGGAGAAGAACCGTTTTGAAGCAGCTGCCTACATGGGTAAAAAGCTTCTGCTGTTCCAGGATGCTGACCGTTGGGGTGGTTCCGTATCCCGTCTGAAAGCCATCACCGGTAATGACTGGATTCGTAGTGAACGCAAGTATCAAGGCGAAGCATTAGATCCATTCCAGTACCACGGGGTGGTAATGATTACCGCCAACGAAGCTATTCAGTCCACTGACTACACCTCTGGTCTGGCCCGTCGTCGTCTCACCATTCCTTTCGACCGTCCGTTCACGGGCGGACCGAATGAACAGAAAGAGTTGATTAAATTCAATGCCAAGGGTGAACCGCAAGGTGTCTTCTCACCGCTGCTGCCGGGTCTGGTGAACTGGCTGCTGGATATGACGGAAGATGAAATGCGTGAATACCTGATGGAAACTTCCAAGAAAGTGAAGTTCTTCCAAAAGTATGAGCGTACGCAAACACTGCGTTCTAACCCACTGCTGGATTGGCTGGACCATAAGGTGATCTATGACCCAGGTATCACGTCGGCTATTGGTTTCACGAAGAACGCACCAATGGGTGCATCCAACATCTATGCCAATAAAGACACCTGGCTGTACGCAAGCTATGCGGAGTTCTGTCGTCAGTGCAACGTTGGCATCATGTCGCGTAACCGCTTTGAACCTCTACTGATCGACATCTGTAAGCACCAGCTGAAGATTAACGCTTATCCCCTGCGTAATACCAAGGGTATGCGGATCGTTAACTTGGCGGTACGTGAGTCAAGCGAGAAGTATGAAGGTTGGCCGTCCGTCGTAGAGGTCGCGTCCGATAAGGAAAAGTACAAAGAATTTTATGGGATGTCACTAGATGTAAATGCTGATGCGAAAATGGAGGATGAACTAGAAATCCACGATGTCTAATGGGCGGCACCTGATCCTGGATCTGTACGACTGCAGTGCAGAAGTCCTGGATGATTACGACTATCTCTCCGAGATCCTTGAGACTGCATTGCAGATGTCAAACGCAACCATCCTTAGGATCTTTGGGGAGAAGTTCCAGCCCCAAGGCGTGACGCTACTGGCATTACTGGCTGAATCCCACGCATCCGTTCACACGTGGCCCGAGATTGGGTATGCAGCTGTTGATCTGTATACCTGCGGGGACACAACAAATACACATAAGGCAGCTGAGTTTTTGAAGAATAAACTCAAAGCCAAGACATCAGAGGAACGGGAATTAACACGTTCAATTACCCCGACAGTTTGTGTATAGTTAATCGAGAATATCTCGATTTAATGAGTAAGAAACCAAAGCTTTTGTGGGTTGGTGACATTGTTGCCATGACCGGCTTTGCTCGGGTCACACATAACGTCATCGAACGTCTGAAGGATCAGTACGAGATTGTGGTCTTGGGTTGTAACTGGTATGGGGACCCAGATCCCATGCAGGAACAATTCAAGATGTACCCCGCATCTAACCGGTTCCAGCAGGCGCCTTTCGGTGAGGAACGCATCCGTGAGATCGTTGAACGTGAACGGCCGGATGTGGTCTTCACAATCAATGACTGCTGGATTATCAACGCCCAGTACGCACAGATTGCTGATCTCCACAAGAGTTTGGGCTTCAAGTTTGTAGGGTATATGCCCATGGACTCCTACGGTTGGATCGGATCCCTTGCTGATACCGCCAACAACTGGGACGCAGTGGTTTCCTATACGGAATTTGGTGCACACGAATTCATTAAAGGTGGAATCCAGAAGGCCATCCATGTTATTCCTCATGGTGTGACGGCTGGTCAATTCAAGCCTGATGACAAGATTGAAGCACGTAAGAAGCTGGGTCTGAAGGAGGATTCCTTTATCGTCTTCAATGGAAACCGCAACCAGTTCCGCAAACGGATCGACATCACCATCGATGCCTTTGCTGAGTTTGCCAAGGACAAACCGGAAGCTCAGCTGTACCTACATATGGGTACTAAGGACCAGGGCTGGGATGTGATGGCAGTCTTCGCACGTGAGATGCAGAAGCGTGGCCTCGATCCCAACGGACGCATCATTATGACCTCTCCCACCGCTGGGCCGCCGTCCGTACCTGTTGAGATGCTCGAGACTATTTACCAAGCAGTCGATGTGGGCGTCAACACCTGCAAAGGTGAAGGCTGGGGACTGGTCAACTTTGAGCACGCAGCCTGCCGTGTGGCACAGGTTGTGCCCGATCACACCTCTTGCAAGGAGATCTTTGAGGGGTATGGACGTCTGATTCGTTGTGACCACGTCGATGTGGATACCAACTTTGCACGGGAAATGCCCTGCCCCTCGGCCCAGCACCTGGCTGAGATCCTCAACGAACTTTACGAAGATCGGGACAAGCTGGATGCCGTTGCTGAACTGTGCTACATCCGCGCAACGGACGAGCAGTTCAACTGGAATACGGTCGCAGCCCAATTCGATGGGGTGTTCCAGGAGGTGCTGAATCCACCGAAGCCGGAAGTAAGCCTGGAGCCAAAGGGTAAGAAAGGTAAAAAGAAAGGGAAGGTTAAGGACCAGGAGCTTGCTGCCGTCTAAGATCTGACCGGACGATCCGCATGGGTGGATGAAGCCTCTCGTTGGCGCGAGGGGCTTTTTTATGGGGAGGCAGTCTCATTGTGAGACCAAAAGCGTGAGTTTTAGAGTGGGACTTTAGAGGCATTCCAATCCTTACGTGACGTAAATAACAAGAGGAAGTAACGTGTCATAGTCCGTTTTAATGACAAGATGCTACGGATTGTTATTTAGCTCATAGAAAGATAGATAGTATTGTAAAGTCCGTAAAGTCGCCCTCCACTCATGGCTCGTCAGTACAGACCCATGCCACCCCTCTGGTACGTGAAGCAACGGTTGAGACTGACCGACAGGTACCCCAGTGGCTTGGAGTGGGCAGAAACCAACCGCCGTCACAGAGACGGAGAAATGGCTGGGTACCTGGAGCACCACGGCAGGTACTACGTGGTTTCTTTGGACAACGAAAAATTGCACGCACACCGCATCGTGTACTACTTACGAACTGGTGAGGATCCGGGGAATGCAGACGTGAAGCGTCCCGAAGATTGCCCCAGGCATGAGCTGCCAGCCGAGCTGTGGCTTGAGTCGCGGAAGGAGAAGCCGCAACGCACCCGCCGTAACCGTCGTCAAACCACTGTTCTGAACTGAGATGGCAAGCTTCATCAAGAAACTCGAATCCACTCTGGGACTCGCAAGATTTAGGCACGTCAACGCCATCGAGTCCCTGGAGGAAGAACGGCTTAATGAGCTGGGGTACTACACAGGGTTTGCTTGTCCTCACGGCCATCTCATCCGAGACTCATCTGAGCATTGGTGCTACGAGTGCGCCAAGAAGATCCTCAGTAACGTCTGCGGGTTTGATGTGAACTACTTGCAGTCCGACTACCGCATTAAGTACGCCAAGGTCTGGAGCCAAGTCAACGTCACCTTCCCTGACGAGTGCTGGGAGATCAACGGACCCTCTGGCACCACACCCAGGCGTGTGTGTCTTCCGTCCTACCGATCCTTCTATAGCAAACAAAAGTCCGAAAACGTCAATATCCATAAGGCCATCTACCAATGCGCCTGGGGAGATGTGGGATCCCTTCTGGTCACACGCCTGTGCGGAAACAAACGATGCGGCAACCCACTGCACCTGGTTTCAAGCTTCAACCGCAACTTCCCACCTCAAACAATTGCCCCTTGTGTTACGGAATTTGAAGCCAAGAAGTTAATGATGTTCAACCAGGGGGAGCACAACGGGTTGGATGTGACCAAAGTGATTCTCAAAGATCACAAAAACCCTATTGCTAACCCGGAATATGTTAAGAATCGCCCCGAGTACAATGAATAAATAAGGATTGTTGGGCAGAAGTGTCACGGGTATCCAATCAAACTAATCAACGTCAACGCTCAAAAGAAAACCCGCTAAACCTTGGTACGTTTGGCGAACTTTCTCTGCGTTATTTGACGGGAACACTTGGTCCTTTGAACCAGGTGGGTCTGAATGGTTACGGTGGTGGCACCTATAACCACTGGTTTCGAATTAATATTTCTCAACCTGCCTGGATCATTGTTGCCAAAGGTGGTCCAAGGCCTAATTACATCCAAACTTCTGTCTATGACTTGAATGTTAATCCAATTAATGGATTGCCAATCTTTGATGCTGATTCAATTCGCCAAGGGTTAAACAACCTTGGCTCTGTATACATCCCGTATCTTGATACGGTGATGAGTCAGCAGTCAGATCTATACAACACATACGACCGTATTCGCCTGGATCGTGGCGACGACCGTTATTACCCGTTGCCCCAGGGGAGTTATCTCCTCTGTGTATCTTCTACACGCAACGAAAGAATTGATTATTCCGTTGGTCTCGTCGTTGAATTTGCTCAAAGCGAACTATTTCTAGCACTGGAAGACTTCAGTCTTTTCCTCCAGGAAACAACTGTTGATTCGGTTACAACAGTTACTATTGATTCACCAGTAACTGTCAATACAATTATTTCAGCAGACCCTGAAAAACCAAACGGTTTCACCGATAATCTATGTGAGATTATTTCTGGTGTTGTCGTGACTGTTTTAGATGGATCAGAATGGTTAATTGGCCAAGCAACTGGCAGTGGTGGTGACGTTCTTAATGATCGTTTTCTTCTCGAGTTCGGAACTGAATCATTTCTTGATACCATTCACGATCACACACTGTCAGAATGGAGAGATGCCTGGAACGCACAACATCACCCTGATGACAAGTTCCCGGATCTCTTTATCCCTCTGACAAACAGACCATGATTACACGTCTTTTGTCTGTATTTAAACAGAAAAATTCACCTGAGATGGCTTGGAAGCGTTATTGTGAAAAGAATCCAAGCGCTCCATGTTGCCGTATTTATGATGTCTGAAGACGAACAAAAAGTAAACAAAGAGGAAACTCAATACCGCAGTCTAAATATTACGGATGCAACCGAAAAAGATTGGGAAGATTTCTTTGCCGTACAAGAAGAAAATATATTCGACCGTTAGAATGTAAGAAACAGGAGATATCCTATGGACCACATCAACACGTACATTGAGTTAGCACTGGCTATCCATGCCGTTGCTTCCATTATCACTGCAATGACCCCGACCCCTGCCGATGACAAGATCGTTGGTAAAATCTACAAGCTGATTGAGACCCTGGCTTTAGTGGTCGGTAAAGCTAAACAACGCTGATCAATCAGGTAAAGCCTGGAACCAAAAGCAGGTTCCTCCTTGGCTTTCAACCCAATCACGAGTGGCAAGTGCGTTGTTCTTTTCAAGAGTGACGCACTTTCTTTCTTTGCCTAATTCCCAGCAGATATTGACGCGTATACGCGGATCTTTCTTGCACTTCATCTCAGTAGTCCCAGCGGACGCGAGGTTTTCCTTCCCTGATACCAAGATGGACAAAACCTTTTGGTGCGCCATAGCCTACTGAGTAAGGCCAGTTTTTATCGCACCAGACTTGCACTTTATAGACGTCGACTCCTTCTATGTAAAAGTCAACAGCTCCTTTAGATGGTGCATTGTAAGTATGTTCACTATTCTTGGCACCACCAACTTGCGTATTGATGGGTTCAGGACGAGAAGCGCTGGTAATAATTAACGGCTTGTTTCCAAATGCACTACGTACTTTTTCCAGGAACTGACAGAGTTCTAATGCTGTGTTGCATTGATATTGCTTGGTGAACCGACGTGCTTCTTGATTAAGAGTCAGTTCTCCATATGTAATATTGGGCGTAATTTTATAGGTGAATGGGCTCCAAGGATTAAATTTAGGTTTCTCTGCACCACCAGGAGTTCCAGTCATGCGATCCATGATCTGGATTAATTTTGTACTGTATTCAGTATCAGTAGCGTAACCTTCTTCTTTTAATAGACGTGCACATTCATTTCGACTAGTGGCACGATTAACGCCTTTGTATCCTTTGTAGTCTTTGTACCAGCGTGTTACTAGGTAATCAACGCAGTCATACAACGTATCAAAAGCTTTGAACCAATCTTTGATGGTAACTTTCTGACCGCCGTAAACTTCCTGGGTCGAGACGTAGCAACCTTCCCCATCTTTTGATTTGATGCCAAAGTAGTTATGGGTACAAGAAAGATGTTTGCCTTGTGCACTCTCTAAGTACCACTGTGCAGCAACACATTCTGGGAATTTGGCTCCGGCTTTTTTAGCAGCTGCAAGAACACCTTCCCACGTATTGGAAAATTCCAACTCTGGCTTTGGGTTATTACGGTACTTGACCGCAAATTCCTCAAGTACAGAAGCCGAAATTTTTGTTTGCAACCACTCAAGGGCATCTCGCTGATGCGGAAGATTTTTAAAATGTTCAGCCGCATCAACAAGTTTGATCATTGTTCTTAGACCGTTTGATCAGTTGTTTCTACTTTTTCTACCCAAGAAAGGGTGTCTTCATCCCAGGTGTACTGAAGTCCGTCAATTGGGTAAAGTACAGGTGCCGACCATTTACCTGTATCAAGACTTTGAGTCCAGCTTGGGTATGGAGCAGTAATGTCGGTTTCCACCGGCCAAATGTTGTAGTCAGATCCAGTAATATACCCAGCTAATTCGTCTGTAGTAGTTGTTGCTTGAATAGTAGCAACTTTAGTTCCACAAGAAGTACGGATTAGTTCACGCCAGGCTTTTGTATTTGGTGGACACACCGTACCGTTATCTGATTCACGAACGATTAACCAGTCGGTTGGAAGTAAAAGTTTATTTGCCGTATCTTTGGTTTGACCATCCCAAAGCGTCACAAGATCTGTATGGTCTTTGGGGATTAAGTTCCCATCTTGATCGTATCCCCAGTAGAAACGCTGATCCCAAGTCGGGGGATCCGGGACTTCAGTAATACCAATTGCTTCTTTCTCTTCCAGTGTGCTTAATCGAAGCCAATTAGCAGGGTAGTTAATACCATTATGACTAAACGGCCGATCAGGGGATAAGGGCTTACCGTCCAGGATAAACATGTCTTTTACTCCAATCCTTTTATTTTAACGCAGTCTATTGACAACCCCAGAAGTCGCGTTCACTACTCACCTGGCGCGGGCGTAGGCGAAGGGATTTTCAGCAAATGCAGCCCACACGAATGTGAAACCAGAGCCATTTGTGTTTCCATTGTCGGTCCTAATTTTGAAGCCATTGCTCAGCATGTCCAAGCCATTACTCGTAAATTCGGCAATGTCAAGGTTTGCGTACAAACCTAAATCCGCAAGATTATAAGAACTACGGGCTGAGTCATACATCCACCAGTTACCTGTATCTCCTGCTGAGACTTTAATGAGGATCCACCTCGGCCTAAACCCGGTATAAACAAAAGGCCCATCTGCGCTGCCATTGCCGGTGTAGCTGCCGAAAGAAGAGTACCCGTCTACTGGGGCGAAGCAGTAACTCACAATGTCTTCATTTTGAGTGTGTGCTCTTCCTGCTCCAACGGAAAACCCAAACACTGTGCTTGTAGGAAGTGCTGCTCCCCAAATACTGCCGCTACCTCCATTGTCAATTACCGCCGAAGTGGTACTAAGTTGCAGATACTTAGTGGTAGTATCTGTTGCGCTTAAATGATGCACCCACCAAGGACCGCCGCTACGAGTACGGGATTTCATAATGACCAAACGTGGCGCAACGCCTAGGCCGTGACCCACGCTGAATTCACCGTCACTGTTACCACTATTAAACGTAACCACCGAGAACCCCGCACTAGCATTAGCCCTCACCTGAGAAGTGATGCTGCCTTCTGTGTTGGTGACTGTTGAGCTGCCGGCGTCCCAGCACCAGCTAGCAAAAGTAAATCCGTTGTCGTTGACAAGGCCTTGAGATCCAACGGTGTAGCCAGTCGATGTAAAAGCAGTTAAAACATTGCTGGCGCCGCTTTCTGCGTTTGTCGTGTTGCTTGACAAGTACAGCTCTGCACCACGAACCGTGTCGTTAATGCAGTGCCATTCAATTCCGCTTCGCTTTTTAATCCACACCAAATCCGGCGAGAAGTTCAGCCCACTAATGGTCTGCGTGCTGCCGTTACCCGTATACAACACAGCATCCATCACCGTGCTGCCGTCAGCAATCGTTGGCTCCGGCAGGTTGGTGGTGCAAAGTGCCTTGAAGCCGCTGGGGGCGGTGTAGGCGAAGGGGCGTTGGCCGAAGTTGCTTGCAGCAGAGAACGTCTGGGAGCTGGATTGATCTCCAATTGCAGGAAAATATGGACCTGAAGTCAAGCTGGTAAACGCAGTTCCTTGACTGCTTCCATTTTTGTAAAACGTCAGAGTTCCGTTATCGGCATCAAACGCAACGCCAACAACATCGCCGTTGGCATACGATGCCCCGTATGAACTGCCTGATGTATTGGTCCACTTCTGACCGTCAGATCCCCTATACCCCCAACTGGTTGCGCTATATCCGGGGTATTCAGAGTCGCCAAACGGTTTAGTGGTAATACCAAGAACTGCGTTCGTGGGCGAAGCGCTTGATGCAGTAATAGTTGTTTCCCAATACCACTTGCCACTGCTCATGCCGATTGTGGCGCTGCCTTGTGTCGTGCTTCCGGCGCTGCCCCACGCAACATCAAGGTTGCCGTTAGAAAGTGTACAGTCACTGCCCTTGGCAAGAGCGTTCCAAGTGCAATAATTCCCCCTCACCTCCCCACCAGCGCCTGTATCTTCGCCGTAATTAGTGGGGGAGTCTACGAGGCTGTCGTTTCCTGCACCAGCAGTGACGCTGAGGTTGTTAACAGTCCAGGTATTCCCATTGCCACTAGTGTCCGTCCCTAGTGCGGCGGCGGTGCTGTTATCGCTAAAGGGCAGGTGGAACCCGTTGGTGCCGTAGGTGCCAGCGTATGCGATGGGTTGCCACACACCGTTGGTGTCGAACTCACCGAAGCTGGTGGGGTCTAGGGCTTGACCGTCGATGAAGTGGATGTCGGCGAGGTAGCCGTCAAGGTAAGAAGTGCCAGCAGCGGTTATGTTAGTTGCTATCCCCTGTAAAGCAGCTTGATTCCAAAGCAAATCAGTGTTCTGGCTTGGATATGTTTCGGTGCTGAAGGTAGTTACTTGTGCTCCATTTACAAAGATTCTTGCCCTGTTAGCCGCTGTTGCTTGAGTCGTATCGACAGAAAACAGAAGATGATACCAAGCGGATGGGTCTCTGAATACCTGTGTCGTTATCAGCTCAAGCTGGAAGGCGCCACTATAAGAAAACCACCGAATATCACTGCCCGTCCGCAATGCAATCTGGGCAGCTGGACCACTAACGACATTTGTTCCCGCTGTGAAGAGCTCGTTGTTTGTGCCAATAGCGGATCGCTTTACCCAAAGCGAAAGCGTCCACGTCTTCCTGTTGCCCGCCGATGCCGGGGTGCGGGACAAGTAGGCACTGTCACTACTGTTGAACCGCAGCGACCTGCTGATCTGATAGCCACCCGCAGCACCTGCATCTGCAGCAAGTAATAATACGGAAGAATTATTTAAAACAGACATCTTAAATCAAGCCTTAACATCTTGGACCAAACGGAAAGCAACACTTGAGCTATCCTTTGTGTAGTATACAAGCAAATCAACAGCACCACTTGTTGCAGTAACTGTTGGTGTACTTCCGGATCCCCCTGGATAGTGCCAACCAGTGGCAAATGCTACTGTATTGCTTGCAGTTCCTTGGATAATGGTCACAACCCCAGCTTGTCCAGAAACAATATTGGTTGGATTTTGAAGAGTTGTACTTCCAGTTAGCGTAATTTGGTAATTATTTCCAGAACTTAAATCAAGGCTAATGCCTGTTGCATAAGGAACAACTACTACAGCTCCTCTTTGAGCAGCAGTAAATGTTTGAATCCCTGTTGTTGTCGCTACATTGCCAACTACAACTGCGGCAGTTGTTTGAACAGTTGCATCAGGAAACGTAATTCCACTGCCAACACCAATATTTTGACCTGTAACAGTAGTGCCTGTAACGGTAGTAAAGCCTGCGGAAGTTCCCGTTAAATTTGTAAATTGAGCCGTATTACCTGTAACAGTAGTGCCACTAAGCGTCGTGGTAAAAATACCAGTGACCGCAGTAATTGTTGTGAAACTTCCACTATCACCTGTAATTGTTGCCCCAGAAATTGTTCCGGTTACAGAGATGTTTGTAAAACCTGCACCGTTTGCCAATCCACTGACAGTCGTCGTTGCATCAACACCGGCGTTCGTGTACGTGATGTTGTCAACCTTAATAGTTCCGTATGCCATTTTTTTGTGTTTTTCTTATTTTAACGTACGGGTTTGGCAATCAAGGAAGAATGGTCAAAGGTCCTTTGATAATAAAACCTTCTGTATTTCCGGAAACAACTCCAGAACAAACCAAAGCAGGATCTGAACCCGAAGGCGTCGTAATATACAAAGTGCTTCCTGTTATTGCATCAAACAATCCTGTGTTACCCGTAATAACTGTCCCGGAAAGTGTGCCACTAATATTAATTCCAGAACTAAAATAACCAGAGCCTGAAACAATTAAATTACCGCTGTAAACAGTAAAGTCGCCTCCTGTGTATCCACCACCTCCTCCGCTCTGAGCCGTCCATTCGGTACTGCCATCTGCGTTTGTTTTTAATATGTAACCAGAAGTACCTACTGTTGTGGGGAAGGAAAACAATCCTCTCGGTCTTATGTCACCGGCACCTGTAACAAATGTCGTACCTCCGGCAACAAAAGTGGAGCCCGAGATGCTTGCAAAGTTAGCAGTAGTACCAGTAATAGTTGTTCCAGTAATAGTTGTAAAACCTGCTGTATTACCTGTAACAGTTCCAAAAATACCCGCATTACCTGAAACAGAAGCTCCAGAAACACTGGTCGTGCCGACAACTTTTCCACCAGTAATTACTGTTGCTTCTACGCTTAAGAAACGTGAATATTCGCCAGTAACGTTTAAACCAGAAACCTGGGTTGTGAATACACCACTAACAAAGTTTGCAACAGAGCCAGTGACAGTAGTACCAGTGAGAGTCGTAAAGCCACCACCTGCACCGGTAATTGTGATACCGCTAACGCGACCGGTGACATTGATACCGGAACTAAAGAGACCAGAACCACGTACCAGTAGATCACTGTTAACGGTTGCCGTACCAGTGACCGTGATGTTCTCGCGGACAATGCCAGTTGTAAAGAATGCAGTAATTGCATTCAGCGTTGTGAAGTTACCAGTCGTACCAGTGACGGTCTGACCAGTAACTGTCGTGAATCCTGCAGTATTACCTGTAAGCGTGGTGAACTGACCAAGGCCACCAGTGACAGTCGCACCAGAGACCTGGGTCGTACCGATTATGTTGACACCGGTTACGTTAGTGAACTGGGCGTTGCTTCCCGTGATGGTGGTACCACTGATGGTTCCAGTGATCTGCACACCAGAACTAAAGAAGCCTGAACCACGGACGATTAGGTCGCCACTAATGGTCGAGTTACCAGTGATGGTATGGGAACCAGCGTTCAGTACGCGGAAGTTACCCGTCGTGAAGTTTGCAGTTGTACCAGTGACCGTAGCCCCTGACAGTAATGTCGTATAGATACCGGTAATTCCGGTTGCTGTACCAAAAGCGCCAAAGTCGCCAGTAACAGTACCACCTTTGAGGTAGTTACTAAAAACGCCAGATACTGCGGCCAGGTTTCCAAAGTTACCTGTGTTGCCGGTGACGGTTGCGCCAGAAACAATCGTTGTGAAAGTACCGGATACACCCGTCAGGGTGGTCACAGAAAAACTGTTAGTACTTAATGTATTTGCTGTTAAGTTTGTAGCGTTGACGTTGGTACCGGTAATGGTGGTACCGCTGAACGTACCGGTGACGTTTGTCGTACCAGAGACGTAAAGGATTCCAATATTTGTTGTATTGCTGACATTCAGACCAGAGATTGTCGCTTGGTCTTGAACCGTCAGGTTGTCTTCAATAAGAACAGAACCGCTAACCGTACCACCAGTGCGTGGCAGGTAGTAAACATTAAGGTATGCCTTGGTGCCAGATATGGTTAGCTTCTTGTTCTTAATCGCAGGGTCAACTTCACCAACATCCACAACTGTCAGCAGATCTCCATCCGCTAACTGGATGCCGGCAAGTTCTTGTAGCTCGGATATACGCCTGTTGGCCACCTATTAGATCACAAAAACCCCATAAAATGAATTATAGTCGCAGTGTGTCTAACCTCACCGAGCCTTGATTTCAATGCGAGGTAGGTGGTTGGATGCAAAGTTCCAGGCTGTCTGAACACCTGTGACTAAGCCACAAGCAATCGCAAAGACAATAATGAGTTCAGCAACTGTCAAGTTGCGGCGCAGATAAATGACTTGCGGTTGGGGAGGCTGGATAACAGGAATAGAAGGCCGTGAAGCAACAGGAACTTCTTCTTGAGGAACCATCTGTTGCTGCTGTTGCAGAATCGTCATCCGAATCGCTTCTTCCCGTGCACGAGCCTTCATGGCTTCCAGTATTTCAGGAGTGATTCCTTGAAGAGCTGGTGGCATCTGCGGCATTTGAGGCTGCTCAACAGACTGAGTAGGAGTACTGGAAGGAATTTGTTCTTCCATCGTGGTGCAAAAGATTTGCCCATACACTAGCATCTAACCAAAACGTTTGTTGTTATGAAATACGGTCTGCGCAAAAGCTTGGAAGATATTGCGTTTGAGCTGAAAGGAATCAAGAACATCCTTGGCTCCATGTGGCACAGCCGTTATTCAAACGGTGAGATTGATACGTTGAATCCAGAGGCTTATGCCGATGAGTACATATCGACAGAAGAATGCGGCAAACGACTGGGAGTCTCCGATCAAACCATCCGTAATTGGATTGCCATCGGTCGGCGTGATCCAAATAAGGGATGGAAAGAAGGCATTCATTTCGTCAACGTCTCTCCTGATCCCAACCGTAAAGCTGTCCTTCGCGTGCCTTGGAACCAGCTGGTGCAATCCTTCTCCAAGAACAGGGATCTGGAATCAAGAGACCTGAGGGGTAAAGGTGATGCTGCAACACGTATGTACAACACAGATCGGGAATTTCTTGAATAATGGCCCATCGATTCCGTGGAGTTGAGATCTCCTCCGTAACCATTGAGAACCACGAGCAACTCCTTCCGGAATCACTCATCCGGCAAGTGGAAATGTTCTTGCCACCAGAGGGCTCTTTCGACGATGGGTGCCTACAAAGGTACCTAGAAAACTTAAAAAACTATGAAGAAGAGGACGCTAACTCTGGTATGACTCTTGCCAATCGATTGCGTTTGGCGTTCCAGGATCTGGAGCCCGATACCATCTGCGGCAAGTTTCCACAGGCCGAGCTTCCCCTTAAGAGGAGACTCCGTTGCGTCGCTGAATACCTGATTCGTTCTGGTGAATTTGACAAGGTTCGTGACGACAATGGCAAACTGGTTAAAAAACGTGGTGTCCTTGGTAAGCTCGTTGTCTTGTATCAACCGACCGAAAAGCTTCTAGAATCCTTAAATCGTCAAGGACTAATTGAAAATGGTAAGCAGGCGTGAAAAGTTAATTGCTTCTGTCATTGGACCAGAGCTAGATCAAACCAAGGCCAGGATGCTGGATGCCACCATCAAGTTAATCCTTGGTGATATGGGGGAACAGTATTGCAAGATGTGGGAACTGGAAGGGCCTGGTGTGATGGTCTTTCAACCAGAAAACAAGGAACGTTCCATGTTTTTCTGGACACTCAAGGAGATTCACTCGGCCCAGGAGGAGTGTGAGCGCGGTAACGATGGTGATATGGCTGAAACATTCCGCCGCATCCTTGGAGCTGCACAGAAGATTGATCCAATGGAAAAAGCTGGTTATGTCATCAATGATAAAGATGGCATCCGCTATTGCGAAATTGATTACAACAAGGCGTCGAAAAAATGAAAGAAGCTGGGGTCCGTGGTGTTAAGTCACGGTCAGAAGACGCTGAGTTAATCACCAACTCAGATCTGATCGTTGCTGCAAACGAAGTAATGGGTGGCATTGAATTGGATGTTGCTAGCAGCAAGGTTGCTAATGAATACGTCCAAGCTCCTGCCTACTTCACGCCATCAGATGATGGACTAAATGCACAGCAGTGGTACGGGAATGTTTATTTGTTTCCACCAGCGGGTGCATATTTTTGGGACATTAAGAACGAACGATGGAAGATGACACGTGCATCCTCTCCATCCCTTACGTCTTCTCACGCCGTCTGGTTCCGCAAGCTGTATCGGTCTTGGCTGGCAAAAGAAATTAAGCAAGCCGTTTATTTTACCAACTGTCCGGACATGATCCGGTACGAGCCGAAGATCTTTAGTTTTCCTTTATGCATTCTTCGCACAGCTCCTAGGTTGCTACGTCATAACAGTCAAGGACTTAAGCAACACAGGACGTGCACTTCTATGGTTGTCTATCTTCCGCCCACGGATTCGTCAGATGTGGCAGTCGAACGTTTCATTGACATTTACTCAGAACGCGGACATATTCTCTCGTGATTTCTGTATACTAAGGATCGAATGACAGGGACCATGAGCGTTCTGGCCGACTGGGAAATCAAGCAGCTTGCAGAAGAAGAGGAAATGATTGCTCCTTTTGTTGACCATCTGGTCAATAAAGAAGGTGATCGCAAGCTTCTCAGTTATGGTCTTAGCTCTTATGGGTATGACATTCGTCTTTCCCCTGAGCAATGCCTTATTTTTGGTCGTATTTCAGAAGGTGATTGCGACCCAAAGAACTTTGATCCTGAAATTCTGAAACCTTCCGAGCTTCTGGAAGATGAGCGCGGCCAATATTTCCTGCTGCCGCCTTACGGATATTGTCTTGGTGTGGCCCAGGAGCGGCTCAAGCTTCCTCGTGACGTAACTGTGGTTGCTGTCGGTAAGTCCACGTATGCACGCTCTGGCATCCTGGTGAATATCACACCGGCAGAAAGTGGTTGGGAAGGTTACCTAACACTGGAAATCAGTAATTGCACTGGTCTCTTCAACAGGATTTACGCCAATGAAGGAATCACACAGCTTCTTTTCTATCGCGGCAATCCATGCCATGTGACTTACCAAGACCGCAAGGGTAAGTACCAAGATCAACCAGATCGTGTTGTCTTTTCTCAAGTCTGATCAAGAGAAAGCATCGAGATAGTTGTAAGCCCGACCAGACCTTGGCTTGGGCTTATCAGCGTATCCAATTGATCCACTGCGTCCGCCTGAGTCACCTGTCGTGGGAAGCGATACCCCTTGGATCGATGCCGGAACCCTTGGAGTCCTACCACGAATCGTTGGTTCATCAATACCAGAACGAAGCTTGTATGCGCCAGCAGACTTTGCTGCTCGCATGAATTTAGCAACACGTCCTTGCTGATCATTCAGTGACTCAGCTTGGAAACGTTCATCTTCTGGCAAGCGGCGTAGGTCGGTGTCATACGCCTGTTCTGGATTAAGGTCAGAAACCTCAGCTCCCGAAGTACCAGCATCAGGACGTGGGTCGTATCCGAAGTCAACCGGACGACGCTCCTGACCTTCCCGTGGGTTATAGAATCTTGCCATAGTATCATTGTAGAAGGACTGAATCAACGATTAAATACAATGAACCACGCAGCTTCTTTCCTTGATGCGTTTGTTCAAGACGAGGTTATGTGTCGGTGTCTTGACGAAGAAGACTTCGGTCAACCTCTCGCAAACGAAGAAAATGATGTACCCTTATATGACATGTACAACAGAGGTTTAGTTGCATGCGAACAAGGGCTGGAAAGGAATCCATTAAACATCGAGGGGATGAAGCGTCCCGGACTGACGGGCTTGATTCCCTCAATGGAGGAGGGACTAGCAATGGGAGCATCACCGAAGCCCCGCTCTTTAGTTTTGGAACTGGAAGAGCCGGACGAGAAGGAGAGGATGCTGTCAGCGAAAAGACTTGGTTTGAGCCGGTAAGTACTGCGTCACCTGACGTACTTACTTTTGGTGAATGCAAGGATGGTGTTTGCCCAGTTCCCTGGGCCACCAAACCGTTAGAGAACTCAATCTTTACGTTTGATGGACCTCCTGTAATCAAGGAGGATGAAGTCAATCATCCGTCGCACTATGTCGAAACAGGCGGTATCGAGTGCATTGAAGCAATCGAAGCTCAGTTGACTCCAGAGGAATATCGCGGTTACCTCAAAGGCAATATCGCCAAATACCTGTGGCGTGAACGTCTTAAAGGCGGACTCACCTCATTAAAAAAGGCCCAGTGGTACCTGGACCGTTTAGTGCAACTTGACGATATTCAAAACGGCTGAAGATCGTCGTCTTCATCGTCCTCGTCGTCGCTGTACACACAAGCGGCGGCGAGTTCTGCTAGCTCTAAATCTGTGGGCCAGTCGACATCAATATCAATGTTTTCACCAGCCATGATGTCTTTGATGGCATGCCATTCCATCAAACGTTGATGGTAGAGATTCAGTAGGGCGGAATACAGTTCTTCCCATGTCATCTCTTGGGCCTGAAGCTCAGCTTTGCGCATTGCAAACTGCAGCTCCAAAGGTAGTTCAAACTCCCGTGGTTCTACCGAACGCTCCATGCCACTCTGCATTAATTCCTAGCAATTATTCTAATGCTAGCTGTTAAACAGCAGATCTAGCTCTTCTGACGCAAAGGTGCACCAAGGGTCTTCGTCGATATCAAAGTCGTTAGCAAACTTAGACAGGACGTATGGATTGATGTGTTCTTCCAGGGATCTGATTGCCCTGACCTGGTGGGGAGCAGCGGTGTAATTACGGAAGGCAGCAAGCAAGATCTCTGTTGAGGACCAGGGATTGGCGTCCACTTCCGCAAGGAACAAACCAATTTCTTCCCGGCGGCGATCAACGAGAGTGCCAACGACGGAATGATTTTGATCAAAGATCCACTGCCCCATTTCCTTGGTGGCCTCACAGAAGTCTTCCCGTTCAATGCAATCGATCACATTGCTGTAGAGGAAGGGCTCCCATCCGATGGAGTGAATGAAAGAGATAAGAGCCTGACGCATGCTGTCATCTAGTCCCAGGTTCAGCTTAATTAGCTGGGTGTCAATGATAGAAGCTTCGTGGAACAGATACTCCAGTGCTTTTTCTTTACTGCAGCACTGACCACGTTTAACAGGAGAACCATCGGGATAGAACTGAGTTCCAAACCCGATGGTGTAGGGCTCTTCTCCTGTAGCCGGATCTGGATACGCCTTTTCGTTAAACCCTTCGTGTTTACGAATAAGGTTAATCGCACGCGAAAGATCCGACATGGAGGTAACTATTATTACCTCCAATCATACACAAATTATTTACCTTGACCGCGACTGAGTTTACGGCCATGACTAGGTAAAGAATTGCGCCCGTTACCTTGACGTGTCTTCTTGGGTTTGGACTCAAGACGGACTGTAGTTGACTTGGGTTTTGCCATGCTGGTAAGGAATCAGCCCACGCAGTTTAGCGGGATACCGCCTGTAAAACAACTTGTTTAATATCGTCTGAATAACTTGATTGCATTAAATCCTCCGTTCTAAATGGATACTGGAAATCCAAAAGGGCACGCTGCAAGCTAGGGTTATTCGTACTCAAGGCCAATTGATGCATCTTTTGTTGATTGGGAAAATACTCAGGTGTATATCCTGGCTCCATAGAAAACTTTGGCTGCAAGGATGTGTGCAGCGGCAAACCGTCTATTGTTTGCATGTGTTTACCTGCTAATTGCATCACCACTTCACCTTGTGCGACCAGTACCGTGCTGACATTTTGTCAGGGTTGGGATCCTGAGCGTTATGTCGAGCGTAGTACGATTTCTTGCGTGCCTTGTCCTTAGCTGTCGTTGGGTTCTTACCAGCGCCTTCTACCCCTTGTTGACCAAAGCGTACAATCTTTTCTTCGCCGCCTTCACAAGCCTTGACCACATGACTCTTGGTTGGGTGACCAGGGGTTTTCTGTGGCTTGTTGCAAGCCATCTTATCCTTGGCAATCTTGGCTGCCTTTGCAGCTTTGCGTTGTTTCTCAGCCATCAAGTGAACCCTTTGAAGAAGGATGTAAATTCACCAAGGATCCTTTCGCCGGACTTGGATTTGTACTCTTCTTTATCTTCGTCATCTAACAGTTTAAAATAACTAGACGTTGCTTTCTCTTTGTCCGTAGCACCTTCTTCTGTAGAACCAAAAAGACTGCTAATAGAACCAAGAGCAGTAAATGGGTCTTCGCTTGTTAAACCTGCGTACTTGCCACCGAGTTGCAGACCCTTTTCTGACGCACCTTGCTCCATGAGCTGCATTTCTTCTTTACTGACATCAGTCATAAACTTCCCGTAAAAATCATCTTCGCTACCTTGGTAACCAGCGTTCTTAAATGCTTTGTAAAGGCTGGTGGCATAAGGAGAAGTTTCTGCTTTGGCGTCTTCGGGACGCTCAATGTAATCAACACCAACCTTTTTCTGTGTTGGTGTAATACCTTTTTCGTTTAGGTATTTGATTGCCTCTCGTATGTTGACGGCATTATTGGTTCTGAACTGATCCGAAATATATTGCTTGACTTCATCAATACCCATTCCACTGCCTGCAAGACCAAGGGTGCCGAGCATTTTGTCCCATTCTTCCTTGTTGGTTTCAGGACTTACGCCTTCAATAACACTGTCTGCAAATTCTTCTGGCGTTACAAACTGCAAGAAATTAACATCAACTAAATCAATATCCTTTGCTGCGATTTCCGGAATAATTTTTGAGTTGATGTAATCAGTTGCGTCTTTGAGAGTAATTAAGTCTTTTGCAGGGTCGTATCCCTTACCTGCACCAACGACTTGGTAATGCAATTTTGCGAACTGATTCTTGTCGTTTGGATCAAGACCATAGTGATAAGCCCACTGGTTCCAAGTCCAGTTTGTGCCTGGGGCAACAGCATCACCATTACGTCTTGCTGTCTCCCAATCACTGTTGACTTGACTTGTTTGGTCTTGATATCTGGCAACCTTGGGATCATCCTGCGTAAAGTTGCCGGTCGGATTCATATAGAAAGCAGCGTCAAAGTTTAATGGTGCAGTGTTATATACACCATCAAGATATGCTTCCGCCCGAAGAGCTGCTACGTCTTTTAACTTGTCCAAAGACTTTTGAACATCAAAGATATTCTTGTCTTGTTGTTGAAGCTCAATCGTACTGATAAACTCACTCATTGACTTGGAACTATCAAAACGAGGCTTCAGGTATTCATCGATATAACGCTTGGCAAAGTCTGCATTTAAGGTGTAGCTTTTCGTGGGATCTGTCGGATCTTGTACGGTGATTCCTTGTTCGTAGTTACCAGCAAGCTGCTCGTCAAACCACTTTTGCCAGTTGTAGGTAACACCGTTAAAGTCTGGGACACCCGTCGCTTTAGACAGACTTCCCGTCAAACTTTCTTTGGCCTTCTCTGGGTTAGTGACAAAACCAAGAATGCCGCCAATACCACTGTCTCCAAGCAAGGAGTTGGCAATTGTTTCGTTAATGGTCAGGACTTCATTAAACCCTTCTAGTCCTCGGTAGAAATCAAGGTCACGTTCTCTTGCTTTTGCTTTGACAAGTTCATCCGCTGCTTTCTTGAGCGAATCATTAGTTAAAGAACCAAATTGTTGTTGGGCCTGTTTATCTTTTGCAGCAAGCTCAGTACCAACTGTTTTACCAAGGATGGTATCACCTTCGATGCCAAGGACCTTATCTCGATACATTTGATATTCTGCATCGGTCATTTCCTCTTGGTAGTACTCAGGTAAATCAGCAAGTTGCGCCTCATTACCTCGGTATCCCGCAGCCTTACCTTGCGTTGTGTAGTGCCAGTGGAGATAACTATCAAATGAATAACGGCCTGTAATATCAAGGTCAGGGAGAAGGTAAGGGTTGCCGTCCTCGTCCCTGTAACTTGTATCAACAGCTTCTTGTGCTGCATCCCACTGAGCTTCTGCGACTGATCCTCCAGGAGTAGAGCTGTAGTAGTAATCTGGATCAAAGCCTCCTGTTAGAGGTTGTGCCCCAGACGATCCGTCCCAAGGTGTAATCCTCTTTTGGTAAACGGCAGATAATGCTTCTTCTCCGTTGTTGTTAATAAGATCGTTAAATCCAATATTCCCAAGCCTACCCCTAAGGCTTTGCATTAAGTTCTTATAAGTACCATCACTGGCGTTGTTAAAAGCATTGACTAATTCATCGTATTTTCTCTTGGCCCCTTCGCCAATTGCACCTGAGTTTGCAATATATGCTTTGCCTTCGTTGTTAATACCAATCTTGGCTCCAGGTAAAATGCGATCTTCTTTTACACCGCTGTTTTGCCAGTGTTGCTGACCCCATTGATCAGCGGACTGTTCATAATAACGAGGTAGTTCGCGACCTTCTTTTTGACCATAGTTTTGCCAATGGTCACGACCCCAGTTTTCAATGGGTTGAGTGGGTGTATCCCTTGGTAAATCACGGCCTTCGTTTCGGCCGTATTTTTGCCAATGATCACGACCCCAAGCCTCTTTGTCTTTTGAACCAGATTTTTGGAATGCGTCTAAAAGGTCGGCATAAGAATTAACGTACTTTCTAAAATTTTTTTCACCAGTATTGTTATATGCCTGTAGAAGATCGGGGTTGTCCTGTACATACGCCTCAAAATCTTTCTTACCTGTAGCTTCATATGCAGCTTCGAGGTCTGGGTGTGTATAAACGTAATCTTCAAAGACCCCCATTAGCACTCACCAAAAATAAAAACTGATTCTTGTTTGACCCAGGCTTCAATCTTACCAAGGGTTTCGGTGGAAAAGAAGGTTTGTTTCTCAAACCAACTCTTCATATCTTCTGATCCCTTGTGGGCGTTACAACGCCGGCAACAAGGAATGAGGTTATGACGATTAGAAGAACCAGACTTAAAGCGTGGAATGATGTGGTCCAGGCTTGTTGCATCGTCTCCGCAGTAACCGCACTTATGATTCCATGCTTCGTATATGCTTTGTCTAAATCGTTTTTTAGCAAGTTTTGGCGTTAATTCAACTAGCAGGGCGAGGGGCTCGTGCTCGTTGCAAAACATGCTCTTCGGTTGCCGTTAATTTATTCTAATTTCCCCACACAATTTCCCAAGCAGAACAAAGAGATAAAACTTTCATTAAGCCTATTGACACCCTCTTGACTGGGCGTAAGGTATGTGAGTAACGACTGCCACTCCAATGGCTAAGCAACAAGGCTGGGTCTCCGCCCAGCAGGCGGAAGAACTCTTGGGCATTGACCGCAAGACCCTCTTCAAGTACCGCGATAACGGTACCCTGAAGCTCGGTCCGCACTTCGCGGCATTCCCTGGTTGTATGTCACGCGACAGCTACCGCTGGAACGTAACAGCTGTCAGGAAACACCTGCAAAAACAAGGGATGATGCCTGTTGCCGCTTGAGATCACGGTAGTGATTTTTGCGGAGCTTATGGCCAAGGATTAAATCTGTGATGTTGAGTTCCACATCACGGAACGCCATGGCTTCGTAAAGGGAAGATGAGAGGAAAGACCAGCAGTCCTGCATATTGCGGGGCTGCTTTTCTTTTAAGCCAAACAACAAAGCCCACTGTGGATGGAGTGGGCGTACGAGTCGCTTCTTACCAGGGACAGAAATGGATAGATCTGGTCCCCAATCAAGGTCACACAGCTCTTCTGGCTTTAGGCCATAAGTGGCGACCATACCATAAAGCCAAGCGATGTCTTTAGTTTTTCTGCTGGATGCAAGGCGGAAATACTCATCCACTATCCGCTGATCCAGGGGCGGTTGGTGAGTCATGGATCGTATGAGCTAAGTAACCGCACCATACAAAA